GACGCTCTTCCGATCTGAAATGAATGCAGCTATCAAGGTGCAGGCTGAAGCGATTGATCTTTCAGTTTCAAAAAAATACGAAACTAAGACAACAGTTACAGAGAAGATCAAGAGTGCGAACCAGCTGGCACAGGCAGCAGCCGACACAGCTGAAGAAAATGCGAACAGCGCAACCGATGAAAAGCTGAAAGAGTATTCAACCACAGAAGAAATGAATGCAGCTATCAAGGTGAAGGCTGACAGCATCACGACTGAAGTCAACAAGAAAGTGAACAGTTCAGACTTCGGAACTAAGATCACACAGAATGCCTACAACGTGCGCGTGGCTTGGAACAATAACAGCAAATACATTCAGCTGGAATATGGTCAACTTGCAATCTACAACGGCGAAGTTTCGACATCACAGAAAAGAGCTGTATTTGACGAACAGGGAAATCATTTTTACCGCGATGGATATTATGTCGGTAAAATTGGAACGAACCAGTGGTCAGGGAATAACGCGCACAAAGGACTTGTGTTTGACTTGGACTATCAGGGAAAATACATGGCATTTGCACAGATAAAATCACAGGGCGCAGGATCATACACAACAATGCTGTGCTTCAGCCGCGCTAACAGCATATATGATCAATATGGTATACACTTGGGCTGCGACTTTTATGGTCACTGGTTCGACATGTACAATGTTGATCTTCACGACATCAATATAAATGGCTATGGCGTTGCAGATGGTAAAAGCATACCGATAGTGACAGAAATCCACGATAACGGGAACGGATCAATCGGATGGACAACTTCATCAATCAGCGTAAGAGGTGGAATGATCACAGCAGTACCAAATGGGAGTGCGAATATATAATGAACAAAGAAATCAAAATTGAAGAAGATACAAAGACAGAAACAAAAGAAATGATCCTTGATATACCAGAAGGCGAAAGAGGAATCACAGAGGAAGAAACAGGAACGAAGGAACAGCAGATCAAAAACACGATGCTTGCGCAGATGGATTCGAAGCTGGATCTGATACTTGCATATCAGGAAGCTGCGCTGGAATAACAGGAGGATGGCACATGAAACCGATCGAACAAAGAATTGCTTGCGCAAAGGGCGAGATTTTGAACGCAATGGCAACAATCAGCACAGAACATGATTTATCAGCGACAGTCATGGAAGGCGTGCTGGCTGACATACTGTCTGAAGTAAAGTCGCAATCAAAAATGGAATTGTTGAACGCGTATAACAAAGAAGTGAACGATGCACAACAGGAAATCAAGCAGTTGAAGGAAGAACTTGAAAAAGCGAAGGCAGCAGCAAAGAGGACATTGAAGACCGAACCCGACACTGATCAGGAAGGAGGGGACGACAATGGCGATGCAGCTAATAACTGACATAACACTGGAACTGACAGGCGATGAACGATTATATATGGCATCAGCGAAGCAGGGAGACAAGCGCACACGATTCATCAGGATCGCGCTGACGAATAATGGCAAGGTATTCACGATCCCGACAGGGTACATCGTAATTGCGAACATCAAAAAGCCTGACAAACATTTCTGCTATAACGAATGCACAGTGACCGACAACAAAGTCATGGTTGAACTGACAAATCAGGCACTTGCAGCAGCAGGAACAGCACACTGCGACATTGAGATCAGGGACGCACAAAACGTGTATGTGTTATCTTCGCAGGCGTTCACTATCGAGATTGAAGAAACAAACAGGAATGATGCTGCGATTGAAAGCTGCAACGAGATCACAGCACTGGAAAAGAAAGTGCAGCAGTACATCGACAACATCGTTTCGACAAAGAATGACATCTTGAATGTTGAAGCAGCGATGAAGATTGCTGAAGCTGCCAGAGCATCAGCAGAGGTTGACAGGATCAATGCTGAAGCACGAAGAAAGAAAAGCGAACAGGACAGGGAAGTTGCTGAAACAGCAAGACAACAGCAGCTTCAGATCATGCAGGAAGCGACAGGGGCGGCGAACAATGCTGCTTCTTCAGCAAATACAGCAGCAGGAAAAGCAAACACGGCAGCGGCACGCGCTGAAGAAACATACAAGTCACAGGAAGAATTGCAAAAAATGTATGAAAAGATGCTGGACATCAAGGGAGCAGTCGGAACGATGTACAACACGATTCGAAACTTCAATAACAACATGCAGCAGGCGACATCAGCCGCGAACGCAGCAGCACAGTCGGCACAGCAACAGGCAGCGGCAGCACAGGCAGGCGCGGCAGCTTGCAAGGACATCCAGAAGGGAATCAATTCAATGTCGGATTCTGCAACAGGGAAGAAGTACACGATCGGCGTTGAAGCAGGGCTTGTGTACTTGGAAGAAACAACATAACAGGAGGAAAAAGAAATGGCAAGGCTTTATGTAGCAGACAAAGAAACGCTTGACGCGGTAAAAGCTGACACGACTGGAATCTTGAAACAGCTTCAGGATGCAGACGGAAAGTTCAGCAGTATCAAGAGATATGGAATCAAGATCAACAAGGCTGACAGCAATCCTGACACGCGCATCACATATCTGTATGATGCAGCAGGATTCACGCCAGCAAAGATGAACTTCACAGACGGATCATTCGACTTCGGTTCATGGGGCGAAGTGTTCTTCATTAAGCAGAACAGACCAGTCATGCTGAAGGCAGACAGAACAGTTGCGTATGAGTTAAACCACACAGACCATTCAAAGAAGCTGGACGGCACTGCATCCGATGTCGGGGACGCATCAACGACACTGAATGCGATGTCTGAATTTCCTTTGATGTGGCTGTGTCAGTACGAAGTCGGAAACTATGAATATATCATCGTATCTGACACAAGAGTTGACAGCAACTACAACGCAGATGCATACACAAGAGAAGACGGAAGTGTTGCAGATCATATGTACATGCCTATGTACGGCGGCAGCTATGACGGCGCGAAACTTCGCAGCTTGTCAGGAAAGAAACTGGACTGCAACACGAACGCGCAGACAGAGATCAGCAGGGCAACAGCAAACGGAACAGGCTGGACGATTATCTCATGGAGCAGAAGAAACCTGATCGAAAGCCTTCTGACATTGATCAGTAAGTCCGAAAACTTTCAGGCGAAGTTCGGTCAGGGCGTATGCAGCACATATGTCGATGATTCATCAAAAGACTACGGAAAAGTTGTGACAGGAACACTGGACACAAAAGGGCAGTTCTTCGGCTATAATGACGGAACGCATGAAGTGAAAGTGTTCTATTGCGAAAAGCCATGGGGAAACCGCTGGGAAAGACTTGTGGGCTATATCTGCGACAACGGAACAATCAAAGTGAAGATGTCGCCGCCTTATAACCTGACAGGGAAAGACTACATAAAAGTCGGAACAGCGTGCAAGACAGAAGGCTGGCAGAAAGACACCATAATGAACAGATATGGACGTTTCGTCAAATCTGTCGGCGGCAGCGCTTCGACATATCGTTGTTGTTATTACTGGATCAACGTGACGATTGTTGCGGTCGCGCTTGTCGGTGGTAACACCAACTACGGCGCGACCTGCGGTGCTTGCGTCGGCTTGAACAACACTGCTTCGGGTGCGCATTGGAGCATCGGCGGCTCGCCTTCTTGTGAAGAACCTTTGGCGGCATAGCCGCACAGGGGGACAGGGGGAGCGATCCCCCTTGAAGTGTAAGTAAAAAGAAAAATTAAATAATAGGGATATTGTGTGCGCCTTCCGATGCTTCTGCCTTGCGGTCGCGCTTGTCGGTGGTAACACCAACAACGGCGCGAACTGCGGTGCTTACGTCAACTTGAACAACACTGCTTCGAATGCGAATTGGAACATCGGCGGCTCTCACTCTTAACAATCATGGGACAATAACCTAATGCACACGATATTCCGCGCCACTTGGCGAAAGTTAAACCGAAGAAAGGGTTGTGCTAGTAGGGCGAAAGCCGTGAACGTGCAACAGGTGTTAAGAAGGAAACCTTTTGAATGAAGACATATAAACATATATTTGAAGAATTGCTGAAAGAAGAAAACATCACACAATGTTTTCACGATGCAGCAAAGCGCAAGACGACACGTCCCGAAGTCGCCAGAGTGCTGAAGGAAGAAAGAGAAGTCGGAAACGACAGACCTGAACCGCAATGTCTTCAGGAACATGTGAAAGCACTTCAAAAAATGCTGGAAGAAGAAACGTATCAACCGCCAGAACATAAAAAGATGCTGATAAACGAATATAGCTGCGGAAAGGTCAGGGAGATCATAAAACCTGAATTTCAGTATGAACAGGTCGTGCATCACTGCATCATAAAACAGCTTCAACCGATCGTGCTTCATGGACTGTATGAACACGCACTGGGAAGCATACCGAACAGAGGTTGTCACAGCGGAAAGAAGCAAGTTGAAAAGTGGATAAAAGGCTATAAGGGAAAGAAGTTCTATATCCTGAAGGCAGATGTCCGACACTGCTTCGATACAGAAGACATTCGCGTAATTGAAACAAAGCTGAAACGCGTGATCAAAGACGAAAGATTTGTCAGATTGTGCAGCACAGTCATGGAGCATGAAGCGACAATGAAGCCACCTGAATTTGATCGGGAATGGATCGAGGACGAACAATGGAAAGATACTGAATTTTTATCAGGGCTTCCGCTTGGGTTCGTGACTTCACAATGGTTCACACAGCTGAACTATAAAGAACTTGATCATAAGATTGTTGAAGAGTGGAAGGAACTGGGCGGCGTTGACCATTCAATTCGATACGCGGACGACATTGTCGCGTTCGGAAGAAACAAAAAGAAACTTCACAGACTGAAAGATGTTATGTCGGAATATATGAAAAATGAAATGCACCAGAAAATCAAATACAACTGGCAAGTGTTCCGTTTTGAATATCCCGACAGGAAAGCACAGCCAGTCATTGACAAAAGGACAGGGAAAGAGAAACCGAAGACCAGAGGACGCGCACTTGACTTCATGGGATTTGTATTTCATTACAATCGCACAACGCTTCGCAAATCAATCCTGAAGCGTGCAACAAAGAAGGCGCACAGAATCGCAAAGAAAGAGAAAGTCAACTGGTATGATGCTTCAGCAATGCTGGCATCAATGGGCTGGTTTACACATACGGACACTTATGGCTTTTATGAAGATCATATCAAGCCATATGTCAATATAAAGCAACTGAAAAAGAAAGTCAGCAAGCATTCAAAGAAAGGAGTGAAGAACAATGATGTCAGAATGGTATCAGTCAGAAAGCATGGACAAGCCGACAGAGTGGGACACGACATCAAGCCCGACAGTGGTCTATCAGCGAAAGAGCATCGCAGAGCAGATCAGGAAGGGCATTGACGGAGAAAAAGACCGCACTGTCTATGTGTACAGCGAAAGGACTATGACACAGGAAGAATATGCAAGACTTCAGGCAGAGCTTGAAAGTCCAGCAACAAAGATGATCATGCAGTCAATGTCATCAATCGAGATGAACATGGCAATGATGCAGGAACTTATGGAGGGATAAGACATGGCAGAAACAAAGACAAATGAAACAACAACAGGAACAACCGAAAAGGCACACAGCAAGAAGTTTGACATGCTGAAGGAACGCTGGGACAAGGACTACATCACAAAGGACACCTTGAAAGGCTGGGTTGTACTGAATGAGAAAAGAGCAGGAAAGGGCATCACAGCAGAGGAATACAAGGAAATTACTGGCGAAGAGTATGAAGCCAGTGAAGAATAATGACGCAGATTGAATTGATCGACAGGCTGTGCGCCGTGAATACGCTTCTGACAGACATTGTCAGGGAACAGGCAGAAATAATGGCGCAACATGGAATCGAAGCGATACAGACGCAGGACGAAGCCACAGACAGGCTTGACGATCTATTCGGGAAGCGTAAAAGGGCAGAAGACGAAAACGATGCAATCGAAGCAGCACTTCGCAAATATATTTGACGGAGGAAAAAGAAAATGACTATTGAAGTATCATTGTTACTTTCAGGCGTGTCGATTGCGTTTGCAATCTTCTTCGGAATCAGCACACGCAACAGAAACGTGAAGAAGGACACACAGGACGAAGCCAGAGAGGATGCAACGATCCTGACCAAACTGGAAAACATTCAGAATACTATGATTGAAGTGAAGTCTGAAATGGGATCATACAGAAACGAAATGAAAGAGATCAGGGAGTATTATATCAGAGCATCGGAAAGTCTGAAGCAGCTTCACAAGCGTGTGGATAGAATTGACAAGATCATTGATGAATCACATCCACATCAGTACATCGAAGAGTAACAGGAGGAAAGCGCGTGGAGAAGTACAGCTATACAATACCAGCAAGCAGAAGAAAGAAAAGACGCAAGAAGTCGCTGACAAGCTGGATCATGGAGTTTTCAAAAAAAGTTGTGGTTGTCTGCGTGCTGCTTTACATCATCATTGAACTGTTTTCAGTGATAGCGATCTGGCACTTCGCAGACACATCGGTGCTGACCACACTGATCAGCGAAACATCTGAAGTGCTTCGCATGGGTGTGTTCGGGTACATGATAAAGGCAGGAATTGAGAACTGGCAGAAAATCAAAAAAGGAAAGCAGGAAAGTGAAAATGAGGAAGGCGGTGCGAACGGATGAAAAATGCAGCTTTAATATTAAAAACAATTTATGATAATTTGCCGATGATCCTGACAATCATTGCGATTGCGGCAGGCATCGGGATCAAGGTCAGAAACTTCCTGAAGCAGTCAAAGGAAGACCAAAAGAAACAGCTTCAGGAGCAGGCAGACAAAGTCGTGGAACTGGTTGAAAAAAGCCTTCTGTCGATTGTATCAAAGGCAGAAAAGGAATGGGGAAGCGGCACTGGGACAATCAAGAAGTCATGGGTGTGGGAACAGATTCAGGCACAACAGCAGAAGTTGACTGAATACATATCAGCAGGGCTGATCAGCAAAGACATGATTGACGATCTAATTGAAACAGCGGTCGATGAACTGAATGAACTTAAAAAGAAGAACCAGAAAGCAGCTGAAGCGGTCACACCGCCTGAAGAAAGAGAAGCGGCAGCGGTAGCAGCTGCGCTTCAGGCGCAGAAGATGCAGACGGAATAAAAAGACAGGAGGTCAAAAGGAATGCTACATGCTTACATTACATCATACGCGATCTGCTTCATGGCGACAGTAGTCATCATTATGCTATTGCTGATCGCAGGCGTTGAGATCGACAAGGAAGAAGCGAAACATCACGGCGCAGAGGTTGAGCCGCCGCCAAAAGCGAAGGACTGGATCGGGTATATATTAAAAGCATTCCTGATCGCCTTCGTGGTATCATTAGCAGCCCCACTGGTATTGATATTTTATATCTTCGTGATCGGTTGCATTATCATTTCAGCATTAACAGAAGAATAACAGGAGGAAAAGAACATGGGAACATTATGCGGATGGGCTAGTATTGACGAAAACGGAAAAGCAACAGGAGGACAGAAAGGCGATCAGACAGGTCGCGAGGTAAGAACAGGGAACTGGTACAACTTCGGTCAGACTGTCGTTCTTCGTTTCAAAGACAGAAACAAGGCTGCAAAGGCAGCAACAGCAATGAAGCAGCTGTGCGGCAACGATTCAGTCGGATATTGTCAGGGACACAGAACTTCACTGTACACAGAACTTGAAAAGGTCGGCTGGAATCCGACAGCATTGAAAACGCCTTGCGAAACTGATTGCAGTGCGATGATGTCGCCAGTGCTTAAATGCGCAGGAATCAGCGTGTCAAAGGACATTTACACAGGCAACATGGTCAATGCTATTATGGCAACAGGAGAGTTTGAAAAACTCACAGGAAGCAAGTACACAGGCACAGGCGACAATCTTATGACTGGCGATATTTCAGTGGCGGCAGGCAAGCACACAATCATGGCACTGGAAAACGGCTGCAACGTGTCAGGCGGCAACGGATCAGGAAACGGATCGGGAAGCGGATCAGGCAATAATCCAGCTGTACCATACGGAACAGCAAAGACAGCGACATTCACTGGATATGTGAACACAGGCGCATTGAACGTCAGAAAGCAGCCTGATCCAGATGCAGACAAACTTGTGTCATATCCTTGCATTAAGCAGAACACAGAAGTCGGAGTATGCGGAAGCGCAAAAGCACCGAACGGCGCACTGTGGTATTATATTTACATTGACGGAGCAAAGGGCAAGAAGTACGGCTATGTAAATGCAAAATACATCACAGCGAAATAAGAAGGAGGAAGCACGATGGAATACTTCATGGGCGAAACATTCGACAAAGAGAAAAACAAACCATACAAGAAACTGGATGCAGCAGAGAAGGCGGCAGAGAAAGTGAAAGCCGCTGTATTTGACGAAAATGGCGAAGTAGTAAAAGACTTCAGGGAAAAGGTTGAAACGCCAGCAGAGCCGCCACAGACCGCCACAGAAGGAAATCAGGAGCAGCAGCCAGCCGACAGCACCGATCAGGAAGGACAGGAGCAGCAGGCGACAATGACAGACAAAGTCCATGAAGGTGCGCTGGACACTGACGCAGACGGAAACGTGCCGACATTCGGTGCAGACGGAAATCAGGTCGGAACTGCAACGCCTGAAGAAATCAAGGCGGCTGAAGAAGCTGTCACAGAAAACATTGACGGCGTGCCAGCGGTCAGAATCAAGGGAAAGATCAGAAGGGTGTTCAATGGTAGCATCAGGATCAGAAAAGCACCTTCATGGAGCAATGACGCTGTCAGAGGTGCAACGGCATTCACAGAAAAGATTGTCACACATGTGATGGAAGTGGACGGAAAGCCGATGTACAAGACGCTTGACGGATATTTCATCAGTGGCGATCCGAAGCTGGTTGAATACATCGAAGAATAATGTCGATAATTTTGGAGTAAAAGAGAAGCAAGACGGACAATGTGCCGCCTTGCTTTTATTTTGTCCACATATAGAGGATAACTGTGTGGATAACCACAATATATTGATTGTACTAACAAAGCAGTACCGACAGGAAATTTGGACTCAAAAACAAGTATGGATGTTATTCTGCTTATGCAGTCTATCAGCAGGCAGTTCCACCAAACTACAATTATGATTACACATAACGAAGAAATTGCTCAAATGGCAGACCGTACTATCCGCATTGAGGACGGCAAGGTCGTTTCGGGAGG